AACCCGAACTGGGGCGTGTCGGTGATCCCCGAGGAGATTGCCGCGAAGGCGAAAAAAGCCATGCAGATGGCATCCGCCCAAAACGCTTTCAAGACAAAACATTTGAACATCTGGGTGGGCGCTCGTTCCGGCTGGATGGACATGACGCGCTTCCTCAAGTGCGCCGATCCCAATCTCAAGGAAGACGACTTCGCCGGGCAGCCGTGCGTCCTCGGTTTGGACTTGGCTTCCAAGATCGACCTGCTCGCCGCCGTGAAAGTTTTCTGGAAGGAGATCGACGGCAAGACTCATTACTTCTGCTTTGGAAGTTATTGGACGAACGAGGCGCAGATCGAGAACTCCCCCAACTCGCAGTACAAGGGCTGGGCGATAGAGGGTCGGCTCGAAGTCTGCGACGGTGAGACCAACGATTACGGGCTGGTCGAGGACTTCATCCGCGACGCGTCCGCCGACTATGAGCTTCGCGAAGTCGCGCACGACCCTTGGCAGGCGCACGATCTGATGACCCGCGTCCAAGGCGGCGGCGTCAACGTCGTCGAGGTTCCCCAGCTTCCGAAGTACCTGTCCGATCCCCTCAAGGAGTTCCAAGCGGCGGTGTTCGACGGTCGGTTCCACTTCGACGGCGACCCGATCTTGACGTGGGCGGTGTCCAACATCGTCGCCAAGCCGGACAAGAACGACAACCTGTTCCCCTGCAAAGAGAGGCCCGAGAACAAGATTGACCCTGCGACCGCGTTGGTTACCGCACTGAACGGCGTCGCCCGGCACGTCGGCGCGAGCGCCGTGGACGGCGGCTCGGTCAGCGTGATCGACGCCTGCAAGTCGTGCGGGAACCTCTGCATCGGTCAGTTGGATACGGAAAAAGACACTATGACGTTCTTATGTGAGGCATGCAGATGAGAGTAGCTATGGGTGTGGCGTTGACGGGATTCCTCCTCGTGAGCCTCGGATTCTTCGAAATGTGGCACCCGCTGGGTGCCGTGGCGGCGGGCAGCATGCTGCTTTACTTCGCCCTGAAACCAAAGAAGGCATAACAGATGAGTTTCCTCGACAACCTCAAGTCCTTCGGAACAGAGCTTCGCGACTTCTTCGGAGGCACCATCAGTTGGCCGATGGACTTGATCGGCGGCGGCTTGTGGGGCGGCATCGCCCCGGCGACTTCCGGCGCGGTCGTAACTGAGTACACCGCTCTGCAAGTCGGCGCTTACTACGCCTGCGTCCGCATCATCTCTGACCAGATCGCCTCGCTCCCGCTTCTCGTCATGGAGCGCCAAGCGGACGGCTCGGAAATTCCCGCTTGGAACCACCCGCTGATGAAATTGTTTCACACGACTCCTAACAGCGAGAGCACGTCGTCCGATTTCCGCCAAGCCGGGCAGGGGCACCTGCTCCTCAACGGCAACTGCTACATCCAGATCGCGTGGAACGGAGCCGGGATGCCCGGCGCTCTCTACCTTCGCTCGCCCTTTCGCACGTTCCCGTTCCGCGACCGCAAGACTGGCGACCTGATCTACAAGACCACGGACAACATCGACGGGCAGGAGACGAAGCTCGACAGCGAGGACGTGATCCACGTCAAAGGATTCTCGTTCGACGGTCTCGTGGGGTTGTCGCCCGTGAAAGTCTATGCGAGAGAAGTTTTGGGTTGCGACCTTGCGGCGCAGAACTACGGCGCGAAGTTTTTCGCCAATGACTCGCGACCGGGCGGCTACCTGAAGAACACCGCCCGCATGAAGGACGCAGAAAAGCTGAACGCCGCGACGACGTGGAACCTCGCGCACTCGCAGGGCAACGCGCACCGCATGGCGATCCTCGACGGCGGACTCACATGGGAAGGCGTCGGCGTCGCGCCCGAGGAAGCACAGTTCATCCAGACCCGCAGCTTTAATCGTTCCCAGATCGCCGCGATCTTCGGCGTGCCGGGCCACATGGTCGGCGACGATGCCGACGCGCCCCGCGCCGTGCTTGAGCAGAAGGGCGTCGAGTTCCTGAGCTATACCATCAAGCCGTGGGCGAAGCGTTGGGAGCAGGCTATCAACGCGAAGGTGTTTCCGACTGGCAAGTATTTCGTCAAGTTCGACACCACGGAGCTAGAGCGTCCGACATACGACGTGCTGCTCAAGGGCATCCAGATGGCTCGCTACGCGGGTCTCATGTCCGCCAATGAGGGCCGCAAGCTCCTCAAGCTGAACCCCCGCATCAAGTCAGATTACGAATCCGAGAATCCCGCCGATGCTCTGTGGATTCCGGTCAACATGGTTCCCGTCAAGGCAGAGGAACCCGAGCCGGAGCCGACACCCGCAGCGCCAGAGTCGCAGGGCGGAGTCGGCGGAGCAGACCAGCAGCCGGGCGTGATGAAGGCGAACTCCAAGGTTTTCGCCTCCACGTTCGCGGACGCGGTCAACCGGATCACGGCACGCGGCAAGCCGACCGAGAGGGACTTTGACAGGTGTTTCATGCCTGTGCTCGCAGCGATTGCGATGAGCACGCGGAGCGAAGACGTAATACCGGGTGCATTTGTAGAGTTCCTGCACGGCTACGTCAAGGGCATCGCCCACCGCTTCGCGACGGGAACCTTCGCGCCAGTCGGCGACGAGCTAGACCGGGCGGTGAGAGAGATCAACGGCAAGTCCCCCGAGATCGACCCCGAGGACGGGGACGCCGAGGAAAAGGAAGAGGAAGAAACCAATGAGTAAGCGCGAATATCGAGTCACCAACGCGGAGCTTCGCACGGAGCGCAGCGAGGGCAAGAACACAATCAGCGGCTACGCCGCGAAGTACAACACCAAGTCCGACGACTTGGGCGGCTTCCGCGAAACCATCAAGCCCGGAGCCTTTACGCGGGCGATCAAGGAAAAGCAGGACGTGCGCATGCTCATCAACCACGACCCGAACATGGTTCTCGGTCGCACGGCATCGGGCACGCTCAAGCTGAGCGAAGACTCGACGGGTCTGCGTTTCCGGTGCGACATGCCGGACACAAGCTACGCCCGCGACCTGATGGAGTCCGTTGACCGTGGCGACATTTCACAATGCTCGTTCGGCTTTATGACGAAGCGTCAAGCATGGACGGAGGGCACGAACGATGACGGCGAGCAGGAGTCCGTCCGCGAGCTACACGACGTAGACCTGTTCGACACGTCCGCCGTGACGTACCCGGCGTACCCTGACACCGAAGTCTATTCGCGCTCGCTTGAGATGCGTTCGTTCCCTGACGGCGTTCCCGCCGACATCGAAGAGCATCGCGGCAAGCAGAAGACAGTCGCGGGGGAGAAGCTGACCAGCGGGGATTTCCTGCTCGTCGGTGATCCGAGCGACATCAGCACATGGGCACTGCCTTGGAAGTTTGACAGCGAAGCTAAGACCGTTTCTCACTTGCGCGACGCCTTGGCCCGCTTCGGTCAGGTTGAAGGCTTCAGCGCCGAGGAGAAGGCGGCAGCATTCAAGAAGCTGGTGCATCTCTGCCTCGCGCACGGCATCGACGTTTCAGACGAAGAGAAAAACAAGGCTGGCATCAGCACGGGCAGCGACGAGAAAAAGTCCGCCGCGCTGGACATCGAGACCGCGAAGCTCCGTACTCGGCTCGCCGAGATCGGCCTGACTTTCTAACAGGGACTCAATGAAAACATTTTCAGTCACAGATGCTCAAAGCTCGCTAGGTGTCGCCGTCACGACGGGCAGCTATGTTCAACTGACCCTGTCGCAGAACACGACCACCGGGTCGTATCCTATCGCGCAAGAGCCTATCGTCATCGCGCTGGACAACACGGGGTCGTGCTCTCAGTCCATCTGGTTCAACGACGAACAGCTTCCGGCGAACACTTTCTACCGCGTTCAGATCGTGACTCCGAACTACGGCGTCGTGTGGGATCAGAATGTTCCTATCACGGGCGCGAGCTACAATCTGGCGAGCTTCGTCCCCGGCTCGCAAAGCGGCGTATCAAGCGTTCAGGTTCCCACGCTCCAAACCAATGGAACCGCGAACACCGTACAGTCGCTTCTCAATCTTCAAGGCGGCAACGGCATCACGATTACTTCGGACACCGATGGCGACGTGACGATTGCGGGCGCTACGCTTCAAACCAACGGAACATCGAATGCCGTCCAGTCCAAACTGAATTTTACCGCTGGGAATACAGGCATCACGCTGACCGCCGACTCTTCGGGCGACGTGAGCCTCAGCCCCATTGAGCAGAAGGCGCAGGTCACGGTCACAAGCTCGCAGTTGGAGAACTTGGAGACTACTCCAATCACTATCGTCCCGGCGCAGGGCGCTGGCACCTTCATCATCCCCGTCTCCAACTTCGTCTTCGTCTACAAGCCGAACACGACTCCCTACACGAGCAACAATTCGCCGACCTACCAGATTATGTACGACTGGCGCGGCTTCCTGCCCACGCAGGGACTCACGGGCGAATTGCTACTTCACACCGGAATCTCCGCTTCTAACCTCGGCCTCAGCGGCATAAACAAGATGTACTCGGAGGCAGCGATAACCACCAACGGCACTGACATACTTTCGAACTTTGTGGAAAATACGGCGGTGGTGCTGACCAACATCGCTTCGGGAAACGGCGGCACTATCCAAGGCTTCTCCCTGCTGGGCAACGGCTCCACCGCCACGTTTACCGTCGCCGTGCCTGGCTACGGCTATGCCGTGAACGACGAGTTCGGCATCACGTCGCTAGGCAGCACCGCAGTAACCCCCCGCTTCCAAGTGACATCCGTCAACGCCTCCGGCGGCGTCACGGGCTTCACCCCGGTTAACTACATTTCACAAGGTCAGTGGTATCTCCGCAACTACATCAAGGCGACTGCGCTCAACCCCTCGGTCGGGATAGGTCTTTACATCAACTGCGCCGCAATCGGCGGCAGCGGAGGGTCCGGCATCACGGGCTACACGATCAGCAGCGGCGGCACGGGGTACGCGGTCAACGACACGGGGACTATCACTGCCAACCAGCCGGGAGGCGGCGGCACGACGGGCAAGTACACCGTGTCTTCGGTTTCGGGCGGCGTCGTGACGGGAATCACGATCACGAGCGTAGGCTCGGGCTTCTACACGGGGAGCACCGCCGCCACGTCCAAGACCACGGGGTCGGGCAGCGGCATGGTGCTCAACGTCACCAGCGTCGGCGGCGGCTACGCGGTCAACGACACGGGCACTGTGGGCAACGGCGCGTATCAGGTTACTTCGGTGGACGCGAGCGGCAACGTCACGGGCCTGAGCCTCACGACCAGCCCGACCAACCTGAGTCGCGGCGTGCTCAACACCACCACCAGCACGGGCATAGGGGTCGGTCTCAACTTCCTGAACTACCAGATGAACTGCGACGTGTCGGGCGGAGACGGCACTCTCGTTGTGCTGTTCGACTACATCGTCCTCACGCCGTAATCGCTAACCCCCGAAAATTTCACAACTACGAACCCTCTTAACAGAGTTCGACGTTTGGTCGCCCGATGGGGCTGCGCCCGGAGCGCGAGACCGACCGCCGAAAGCGGTTCGCCTTTGTCGCGAGGACATGGCGGAGATCGCCAAACTCAAAACAAAGGTTTACCGCAATGTCATCCAAAGCAAAAGAACTGCGCCAACAGCGTGCTGCGCTCGTGGCTCAGATGAACGAAATCACGACCGCTGCAACCGGGGCTTTCACCGCCGAGCAGCGTGAGAAGTGGGAACGCATCGAGAAGGATCAGGAGTCACTCCGTGTCCAGATCGAAGCAGTAGAGAAGTCCGAGAAGCTGGCGGAGGAGATGAACTCCTTCACCAAGCCGTCTCAGTCTCAGCCGAACTCCGGCACCGAGACCCGCACGACCCGCGAAAACTGGCAGGAAGTCCGCGCTTCCGACGAGTACAAGTCGGAGTTCCGCAACTTCTTGGTCAACGGCGAGCGCGGCCGCATTCTCAACGAAGTCCGCACGTACTCTCCGCTTGACAACGTCACCGGAGCGAACGGCGAATACTTGATTCCGGTAGGCTTCCAGAAGAATCTCGAAACCAAACTCAAGGCATTCGGCGGCATGCGCCGCAACGCGCAGATCATCACCACTTCGGCCGGCAACACGTTGGATTGGCCGACCGTGGACGACACGACGAACGTCGGCACGTGGCTCTCGGTGAACTCCGCCGTGACTCAGGGGCCGAACCCGAGTTTCGGGCAGGTTCAGTTCACGTCCAACCTCGTCTCGTCTGGTCAGATTCTCGCGCCCGTCCAGCTTTTGCAGGACTCGGCATTCGACCTTGAGGCTTTCCTCACGGACGCACTCGCAATCCGCATCGGTCGTGCAACGAACCTCGCATACACGACTGGCAACGGCTCCGGTCAGCCGAACGGCTTGGTGAACAACATCACCAACATCGTCACCGCACGCGGCGACGGTGGCACGGGAAACACGGAGATCAACAGCGTCGGCACGAACGACCTTGCCAACCTGATTTCCAACCTTGACCCGGCATACCGTGTCAACGCGAAGTTCATGGCGAATCAGTCCACTTGGGACACCGTCCGCAAACTGAAGGACACCCTCGGTCGCCCTCTGTGGGAAGCATCTCTCACGGCAGGCGAGCCGGACATGATTTTCGGATACAGGTTCGACTGGAACCAGAACATGGCAGCTATCGCGGCTTCCGCGCTGTCTGTCTGCTTTGGCGATTTCAGCAAGTACGTGATCCGCGACGTGCTCGGCGTGACGATGATCCGTTACAACGAGTTGTACATGCCGAACCACCAGATCGGCTTCCAAGCCTACGCCCGCACTGACGGTCAAATCCTTCAGAACGCAGCGTTCACGGTCCTACAGCACCCGCTCAGCTAATCCTGAGTTGGTCAAAATCTTGAAGAGGCAGGCTTACCGCCTGCCTCTTTTTGTGTCTACGCAACCCTTCTAGTGAGAACCCAATGAAACCGCCCAAGAAGATCGAAAGAGCCACGAACCGCAAGATTGAACGCCGCGAGGTGCGCTGATGGCTGGACTTGTAGAAACGAGCGTCGTCTCGCAGGAGCCTGTGTCCCTGTCCGACGCGGTTAACTTCCTGAAGATCAACACTACTCAGGACAACGCGCTCATCATGGGCTTGATCGCGGCGTCGCGTCAGTACCTTGAGGGCGCGACGGGGCTGTACCTCGCGTCGCGCAACTTCGCCCAGTATCGCGACTCGTTCCCGATGTTTCCGTTCCTGTCCAACCCGTTTTCGCCGATCACGTATCCGTTCGGCTACAGCTTGATCTCGACGTACCCCAACTGGACGTACTCGAACTCGAACCCGATGCCTCCGGCGTACATCAAGATGATGGCATCGCCCGTGACGGCGATCAGCAACATCACCTACGTCGCCATGGACGGCACGGTGAAGACGCTGAACCCCGGCACCGACTTCTCAGTGGACTTCGTGAACCAGCGGCTCGGTCTGCTGCCCAATGGAACGTGGCCCCAGACAGCGCCCACGGTCAACGCAGTTCAAGTCAATTTCACTGCCGGGTACAACGCACCCCCCACGCCGCCCGCCGAGGACGCGGTTTCGACCGTGACGGAGTCGGCGAACAATCCGCCCGAGGAAATTGTATCCACGACTTTCGTCACGAGCATCCCGCAGTGGGCGTGGACTTGCATTCTGCTGCTCGTCAGCCATTGGTATTTCAACCGCGAGCCTGTGACGGGCGGCGCGGCAGTCAACGTCCCTCATTCGGTCGAGGCGCTGATAGAGCTAAACCGCGTCCACGATTTCGACCTGCTCGGAAAAATCTGATGGGCCTCTTCGAGGAGCTACAAGCGGCTGACGAGGCGATCAAGCTCGCCCGCGACGCGGGCTTGGACACTGCCGAACTTGAGAAGGTGAAGCAGGAGATCAACGTCGGGTATCAGGACGAGGTTCGCGCCGCATGGTGGAAGGCGCACTTACAGAGGTTGATGCAATGAGCCTACGACGCATGTCAGGAACGGTTCCGTACAGCGGGGCGTACACCACGCCCGGCGCGATGAACCATCGTGTGTCGATTTATCAGAAAGGTGTACGCAACGCGAACGGCACTTACCCGGCCGACGTTCTCTTCACCACAAGCTGGGCTGCCTTTCGGTCGCTGTCCGGTCGCGAACTCGACCAGTCGCGGACGATCACGCAGGAAGTGCTGGTTATCATCACGGTTCCCTACATCGCCGGGCTACAGCAGGCAATGATGGTGAAGGTAGACAACGGCGCGGACAGCTATCTGATCGAGTACCTCGTCGATCCTGACGGTCGCCAAGTGGAACAGAGAATGTATTGCAGCTTGATCAACCAGACACCGGACAATTAAATGGGCAAGACAGTCACCGTAAAAATTTCAGGTCTCAAAGAGATCGACGACGCGCTGCTCACGATGGCGACCAAGGACGCACGCAAGGCAACGCGAACCGTGCTCAAGGAAGCAGGCGCTTGGATGGCGGCTCAGATCGCAGCCGTGGCTCCGCGCCGCTCCGGGTTTCTTGCCACGAATATCGTGTCCAAGGTGAGCATCAGCGCGAAGCAAGACCAAGCAACGGTCAGCGTCGGGCCGAGCCGCGACGCCTACTACGCGCAGTTCGACGAGTTCGGCAGCGTTCACAACACGCCTCCGCAGCCCTTCATTAGGCGCACATTCGAGCAGAGCGGCGAGGCTTGGCTGAACAGGGTTGTCAGCGGACTCAAGTCCGCACTGGGGCTGTGATTTTATGTTCGAGCAGGGCATCTACGAGTTGCTGACCACAAGCCCCGGCGTGTCGGGGTTGGTGGGCACGGGTGTCCATTTCACCCTCGTCCCCAAGGGCGCTTCCTTCCCGTGCATTCTCATCCACACCTTGAGCACGAACTTTGACGTGGATTTGACCTCTACGGCTCCGCTGCAAGAGCGTCGCCTACAGATCAACTACATCTCGTCGAAAGACCAGTTCGACGCCCGCGAGGGCGAGCGTGCCGTGCAGGCGGTCTTGCAGGACTACAGCGGCGTCCTGCCTGACGGGACTATCGTCTCGACAGCGGTCGTGAACAACGTCTTTGACCTCCCGTATGAAATCGGCGGAACGTCCTACGCCAAGGGTTCCGCGCTGGACATCAGTTTCTTCATCACCGAAGCCACGTCGTAAACCCGCAAGAAACCAACTACAGACCTCTTAGTTGTAAGACCAGCAATTCAGCCCCGGCTCAACCGGGGTAACACTTAGCCCCGCCCGCAAAGGGTGCGGCAGCAAAAGGAACACTATGTCTACAGTGGCTTATATCGGACGCGGTTGCCATCTTCAGGCGTTCATCTCCAGCGCATACGTCTCCATCGCACAACTCCAGAAGTTCTCCATGTCTGGAATCAAGGTCGTCTTCGACGACGTGACGAACATTGACAGCGCTTCCAGCTACAAGGAAGTCATGCCTGTCCTGCTCGATCCGGGCGAGATCACGCTTGAGGGCATCCTCAACCCCGAGGACGCGACGCAGACCGATCTCTTGACCCAGCTTGTCGGATTGACCAGCACGCAGTTCAAGATCATTTTGTCGAACGCGAACGCGACGACAGTGACCTTCACTGGCTTCGTGGCGGAGTACGCTCCGGTTAACGTCGAGACGACGAAGGCGATCACGTTTTCCGCAAAACTTCAAATTAGCGGCCCGGTCACAATCGGCAGCTAATAGCTGGCGGTTTGGCGGTCATCGGCTAAGCATACGCTCATGGTGTCATCAAATATGTCAAAAAAAAATCAAAAGCAAGATGCACTCACGGCGGAAGTCACGCCCGGCTCCGCGCTGGTTCTTCACGGCAAGGAGTACAAGCTGGCGTTCCCGTTCAAGTCCGTCGTCCTGTACAAGCAGAAGACCGGAGACAGCCTGTTCAATATGGAGTCGTGGAAGAAGCTCGGCGATCCCGAAAATCTTCTCGCCGCGATCTGGGCGGCTTTGGCTGTCCATCACCCCGAACTCACCTACGACGAGGTTTCCTGCCTGATTGACCTGTCCAACGTGAAGGCGGCGGAAGAGGCAATCGTCAAGTGTCTGGCTTCGTACTTTCCTACGCCCAAGCAGGCGGAGGGAAGCGCAAGCCCAAACGCGGACGCGCCCAAAGCGTAACTGTAGCCGACCTTTGGGCGATAGCTCGGGCTGACCTTGGGATGACCCGCGAGGAGTTTCTGGATTGCTCCCCTCGGGAGTTCGACTCGTTCACCGAGAGGCTCAATCTCAGGCGCGAGCAGGAACGATGGAACACGGCGACAGTGGTCGCGGCGATCTACAACGTGAATTGCGATTACAGCAAGCGCCCGCAGGGCTTCGCGCCCGAGGACTTCCTCGGCAAGAAGCGGCAGTCGGTGATCGAGTTGGAGGAGTTCGCGAAGGAGTGCGAGGCAACTGGCTTCAAGTTCAAGCCGAACCCCGAGCACGACGAGTTGGCGAAGAACTTTCTGGCGAACCTGAAGGCGACGTTCAGCCCGCAGAGCTTGATCTTCGCGAAGAAGGAAGAAAATGGCGTCTAACATCCTCGGAAAAATTCTTGTCCAATTGGGCTTGGACTCGGCGGCGTTCGAGTCAGGCGCTAGCAAGGCGTCGAAGCTCGCGCAGAAATCCGCCAAGGACATCAGCGATGCGTTCGAGGGTGCGGGTTCCAAGATAGGGTCGTTGTTCGAGGCCTTCGGCGAAGCCGGAGGCCCGCTCGCTGGTGCTTTCACCGGACTCGGCTCCACGGTACAGGGCGTCATGGGTTCCCTCGGCCCGCTCGCCGGAGCACTCGGCGGCGCGGGTCTCGCAGCGGCCGGAGTCACCGCCGTAGTCGGCGCAGCCGCCCTCGCGCTCGTCGGCATCGCGGTCAGCGCAGCCAAGGGCGCAGCCGAACTCTACGACCTTTCCATGAAGACTGGCGTCTCGGTCGAGACGCTTTCCCGCTTGAGCTTCGCTGCCAAGGAATCCGGCGTGAGCCAAGAGCAATTGGCGAAAGGCTTGGAGAAGCTCGGCAAGTCCGCGTTCGCAGCCGCGACCGCGACCAGCACCACCGTCACGCCGTTCCAGCGTCTCGGCATCAGCGTCAAGGACGCGAACAACCAGATCAAGGACAGTGAAACCCTACTGACCGAACTCGCCGACAAGTTCTCCAAGATGCCGGACGGTCCCACCAAGACCGCGCTGGCGATGCAGATTTTCAGTAAGTCGGGCGCTGACATGATCCCGCTGCTCGACAGGGGCAGCGCGGGTATCGCCAAGCTCAACCAGCAAGCCGACATCCTCGGCGTCACCATCACCGGGCAGACCGCAAAATCAGCCAAAGAATTTGAGGAGCAGCTAGACCTAGTCGGCGAGGCGATGACTGGAATCGGCAACGTCGTGCTCCGCGACCTGCTCCCCGTCATGACATCGTTCATGACTTGGGTGGACAACGCGCTGCTAAATCAAAACAGTTCATGGCGTCAGCTTGGCTCCTACTTCATGGATGTCATGGTGCCCGTCATCAAGATTCTCGCCAACGCGATAGAGGTCGTGGTCACGCTCGTCGGCAACCTGCTCGACCTCCTGATGCTCCAGAGCAGGGAAATGTTCACCGCGTTCTCGGGCTTGGGTCGCGTCATCTATGACGCGCTGACAGGCAACTTCCAAGCAGCCGAGGCGGATGCCGCAAAAGCGCTGTCAAACATGGTCACGATGGCGGCGGATTCAGGCAAGCGGATCGCCGACTCGTGGAAGTCCACCTACAACACCGTCAAGAGCACTTGGTTCCCGACCGAGTCCAAGCCTGAAGGCAAGCCCCACGGCGGCGGCGACGTGGACACCGAGGCATCCAACACGAAGAAAGCCATCGCCGCTATCAACGAACTTATCGCCAAGCTCAAGGCTCAAGCCGACGCCGAGGGTCAACTCGCCATCGCGCAACGCGAGTCCCGCGCCGAGACCCTGTACGCGACCGCGAGCCAAGAGGCTTTGAAACAAGTCGAGCAAGCCGAGGCTCAAGCGAAGAAGGAAGGCATCGGCCTCACGAAGCAGCAGAAGACTTCCCTCACCGACGCGGCGATGGCTCTGTCGCTTTACAAGGCGGTAGCCGCCGACCAGACGGCGATAAACAACGAGATCATCAAGACCCAGCAAGAGACCGCGAACCTGAAGGATTTGTCCGAGGCTTACTCTTCCGGCTCGCAGATGGCGGTCTACCTCGCCGAGAAACACCAAGCATTGAGCGGGGCACAGCAGAAAGTTTCCGACTTGCAGGGTCTCATCAACATTGCGATGGCAAACGGCTTCGGGAAGACTACCGATGGCGCGATAGCAATCGCCCGCTTGAACGCCGCCCTCGCGGAAGAGCAAGACCACCTCAAGAATCTGGCTGCCGCTTACGACGCGAGCCAGCAAACGAAGTTCGCCGAGGAACTCTCCAAGGAGACCAACAGCGTCCAGCAGAACATCGAGGCTCTCCAAGGCAAGATCGCCGCGACTCAACTCGGTGCCGAGGCTTTGCGCGAGTACGCCGTCCAGCAGCAACTCAACAACTACTTGCAGACCCATCAGGGCATGAATGCTGCTTCGCCGGAATACGAGGCTTACAAGCAGGCTTTGGAGCAGCAGAGCCAAGAAGAGCAGCGCCTAGCGGACATCAGCAGCGTGGACGCCCAAGTCAAGATCAAGAACATTCAGGAAGAGATCATCCGGCTTGAGACTCTCCGCAGAGAGTACGAGTCGCTGGGCGAGGACACGACCGCCATCGACGCCAAAATCCACGAAGACCAGCAGCAGATGATAAAGGATCAGACCCAGCTTCTGACCGCAACCAACTCGTGGACGAACGGCTTCAAAGCCGGGATGCTGAATATCCAGAACCAAGCCCAGACCACGGCGCAGATCATCAACGACTCGATGACAAAGCTGAGCACGGGGATCGTGAACCAATTCGCGCTCATGGCGGAAGGTTCCAAGACAAGCTGGAAGTCGATGCTGAACGCCATCAGCATGGAGATCGAGAAGTTCATCATGTCGTCCCTGATCCAAAAGTTCATCGGGATGCTCGGCGGCCTGCTCTTTCCCGGAGCGAACATGGGCGGCAACCTGCCACTCGCGCCAGCGGGGTCGGGCGGGGCGAACCTCTCGATGCCGGGGCTAGCATCTGGCGGCGACGTGACTCCCGGCTCGACCTACTTGGTAGGCGAGAACGGGCCGGAACTCTTCACGTCGAGCACGGCGGGAAGCATCATCCCGAACGGCAAGATCGGCGGCAGCACGAACAACGTCAACTACGTCATCGACGCACGCGGAGCCGACGCCGGGGCAGAGCAGCGCATCCGCATGGCTCTGCGCGACGTGGAACAACGCTCCGTGATGCGTGCCGTCGCCACGGTGCAAGACATGCACAAGCGGGGGATGAACTAAAAAATGAATCTCGTATATCCATTGCTGATTCCCGCTACCCCCGCGCCGCGCAGCGTCACTTTCGGTGCCAACAACTTGGTGTCCGCCGCGATCTCGCCCTTCACCGGATCGTCGCAGATCACGACGTGGCCCGGCGAATGGTGGGAAGCCGAGATCGGTCTGCCTGCCATGACGCTGACCAAAGCCGCGCCGTGGGTGAGTTTCCTTACCGGGCTGCGCGGTCAGTCCGGCACGTTTCTTTTGGGTGACCCGCTTCGCACGAGTCCGCAAGGGGTTGCGTCAGGGAGTCCGCTGGTCAACGGTAACCAGTCGGGCGGTTCGCAGCAGTTGTCAACCGCAGGATGGCTCGCGAGTCAGACGGGTATCTTGAAGGCTGGCGATTACTTCCAAATCGGTTCCGCGAACCTGCTCACCTATTCGCAAGACTGGACGAACTCGGCTTGGACTAAGACTCACATCACCGTGGGGACGGGCATCACCGACCCGAACTCAGGCAGCACTGCTGACTCGCTGACAGGCAGCAACGCAAACTCTTACATCCAGCAGAGTGTCACGGCGGGACCGGGCACCTACACATTCTCCGTGTACCTCAAGGCGGCATCCAGCTTCAACGTGATGATCGGACTGATGGATGTCAACAACACGATAGCGACTTTGACCTGCCCGGTGACTACCTCGTGGACGCGATTCTCTGTGACCGGAACTTACACAAGCGCAAACACGGAGATCATCGTCCAGATAGGCGGAAGCGGAACCATCGGGTCTGGCACCGTTGTTGACTCTTGGGGAGCGCAGCTTGAGCCGGGATCGAACGCGAATCCTTATCTGCTCACTACCTCTGTCGCGTTACCGCTCGTGCAGCGGCTCCACATGCTCACGACCGACGCCAACTCGGACTCAAGCGGCAACGCGACGCTGAACATCTTCCCGGCGATACGACCAGAGGGTGCGTTCAACGGGCAGATAGTGGTGACGAGTTCCCCGCAAGGGCTGTTCCGCCTCGTGTCCAACTGGCGCTCGTGGCAGTACGACTTCACGAAGATGTACGCGGTAGATTTCAAAGCGGTGGAGGCTCTGTAAATGAGAAGCCTATCCGCCAGCTTTCTCGTCCAGATCGCTTCGCCGAACGTGAAGCCCTGCCTCTTCGTCTCGATGCAGTTCACGACAGGGACTATCTATTGCTGGTCGGGCGTAGGTTCCGTGACTTGGAACTCGCTGACTTGGACAGGTGTCGGCGGCTTCGGAGCTATCAGTGGAATCTCGGCAACCAGCAAGGTACAGGCGCAAAGCCTGACCCTATCGCTCAACGGCATTCCGTCCTCGATGGTGAACAACGTCATCAACGAGGCGAATCAGACTTACGGCGTCAGCATCTACTTCGGTTTCTTGGACGGCAGCGGGAACGTGATCTCGAACCCGATCCTCGTGTTTCAAGGCGCGACCGACGTGCCGACGATCACCTGCGGCCCCGTGACATCCGACATCAGCGTGACCTGCGAGTCGCCCCTGATCCGCTTGACTCTCGCGAGCAACCGCATCTGGACGAGCAACGACCAGTTTCTCCGCTACCCCACAGACAACGGTTTCGGATTCGTGCCCGCGATCCAAGACTGGGACGGCAACTGGGGCACGAACGGCGGTCAGAATCCTGTCAGCACGGCGGGCAGCGGCTCAAGCGCGGGAGTCGGGTCAGGCAGCAACTATGGAAACCCTTACGGAAGCAAACGCAATGGTTAATCGCAACCCACTTTGGAACACGCTGCTCGCTGAGTTCATCCACTCGCGGCTGCTCTCGCCTTTTGTGTGGGGACAGAACGATTGCTGCTTGTTCGCGTGTGACGCTGTTCTGGCAATGACGGGAACCGACCTTGCTGCGAATTTCCGAGGCAAGTACAACGATCAAGCTTCCGCGTATCAGCTAATCAAGAGCTACGCTGGCGCGGGACTCGCGGAGTTCGCGGACAAGGTAGCGACCGAAAATGGGATAGCAGAAGTGGGATTGAATTTCGCTACGGGCGGCGATGTTGTGTTGGTGAACGGGGATCAGGGCGACACGCTGGGTTTTGTCGAACTCAACGGAAGAGAGGTTCTAGCGACAGGGCCGCAAGGCTTGATGAGAGTAGCGAAAACCAATTGGAAGAAGGCTTGGAGAATCTAGCATGCCGCCGCTGATCGCCGGACTGACAGCATTGTTCGTTTCGTGGGGCGCGAGCGCCGCCGTCGCCGGGGTGTTGGCGTCCGTGACGCTGAGCATAGCCTTCCTCGGCGTCTCGATGCTGATTTCTTACCTGACGCGACCCGGAGCGCAGACGGTGACGATGCAAGCCATCGCACGTCAGCCCGTCTCGTACCAGAGAATAATCTACGGAGCGGTGCGAACATCAGGTGTAATGACTTACATCGGTGTGTCTGGTTCAAACAATCAGTATCTCCACATGGTCATCACGCTCGCAGGCCATCAAGTGAACTCGATCACGAACGCCTACATCGAAGGGTTCGTCGCGACTCAGGGAAACGCGATGAACGGCACCAGCTATCCCTACTACCAATATGAGGTGGACTTGGGCAATCCAGCGACCTCGACGCAGCCCTTCCCGAACTTGGCATCGGCAATATCGTCTTGGGACTCGACCTGCTTGCAGCGCGGGCACGCCAAGGTACACATCGCTTTGCAGTACAACGTGAATTGCTATCCCAACGGCGTCCCGTCCAGCATAGCTTTCGATGTTCAAGGAAAGCTGCTCTACGACCCTCGCACGTCTACTACCGGATACAGCGACAACCCCGCGCTGGTAGTCCGCGACTGGCTTACGGATACCAACTTTGGCATGGCTGCCAGCGCGTCCAATATCGACGACTCCTACACCATCGCCGCCGCGAATATCTGCGACCAGACCGTTTCAATCAGTTCAGGTAATCAGTACACCATCGGAACTTGCACGGGCGTAACCGTCGTCAACGGTCTCTGCGGAATCACGGCGACCAACAACCTTAAAGTAGGAGCCTTTGTCACGTTCTCAGGCTTCACCTACGCGACGTTCCTGAACGGAGTCACGGCTTATGTCACGGCGGTAAACCCGACAGGCTTCTACATCACCACTGCGAACGCCAACTTCTCCCACGGCTCCGACACGGGAACCGCGACAGCGCCGACCACGCAGAAACGCTACCTTTGCGACGGTGTCACGGACGCGGGTCAGGCCCGAGGCGACGTGCTGACATCTCTGCTCACCTCGATGGCGGGCTACTGTATTCCACCGGGCGACGCGTGGCGCATCATCGCGGGTGCCTACGTGACACCGAGCATTATTCTCACAGAGGATGATTGTCGCGGCCCTATCAAGATGGACACGCTTGTCAGTCTTCGTGACTTGGCGAACGGCATCACCGGGACTTTCGTGTCGCCAGCGAACAACTGGCAGGATTCCAGCTTCCCGCCCTACCAAGACGCGACAGCCTTGGCTGCGGACGGCAACCAACCGATCTGGCAGGACATTCAGTTGCAGTTCACGACGGACGGCGTCATGACGCAACGTCTGGCGAAGATATACTTGGAGCGCATCCGTAGGCAGAAGTCTCTCGTGCTCCCGTGCAAGCTCAGTGCATTCCCGCTCCAGCCGGGCGACACGGTGATGTTCACGTTCCCGCTGTTCGGCTTCAACCAAAAAGTGTTCGAGGTGCAGCAGACTTCAATCGTCTTGGACACAGCCGCGACGCAAATCCAATTCGGCGTCGGGCAGCCGGGAAGCGGCAGCGACGAGACCAGCGGCAATCAGGCTTACGGTACTCAGGTGCCCTGCGTCGGCGTGGACTTGGTGCTGAAAGAGATAGACTCTAACGTCTTCTCTTGGAATCCGGCCACAGACGAAAACACTTGGCTCGGCCCCAAAGTCGGAGCCGCGCCTCCGAATCCCACGGTATGCCAGCCGCCTACGAGCGTGACGGCTACCAGCGGATCGGGCGTCGCAATGGTGCGGGCGGACGGCCTCATTCAGGATCGCATCCTCGTCCAGTGGACGAGTCCCGCCGACTACTTTGTCACGAACGGCGGTCAGATAGAAATCTACACCAGTCCTCACAGCGCGGGCACTTGGAGCCTTGCGGGTATCGCGGCGGGAAGCGACACACAGTTCTACGTCCTGAACTGCGTGGACGGCTCTGCTTACGACGTGCTGGTCTACGCGATCAACGTGGCGGGCGTGAACTCTAGCGGAGTTCAGGTCAACAACATCACGGCGAGCGGAGGGACTACGGACTTCGGAGGCTCTGTGTCGTCGATTCCAGCCAACCAGATCGCCAACCTTACTCTCTTGGGTGCCTACAACAGCGGAACCGCGTACACGCCGGGAATGGAAGTCACGTACACGGGCAACATCTACAAGAACATCCTGTCATCGACCGGAAACGTGCCCACGAACACGACCTACTGGACGCTGATCGGCCCTCAGACCGCAGACAACCTCAGCGACGGCACGACGTACATCCGACTGCCTGTGCTCGGAAGCAGCACAACGCAGGCTTCCACCGACTTGCCATACAACGGCAACTTCGACATTTTCCCGAGCACGGTGTCAGTGGCGCAAGGGTGGACAAAATCGTTTGAGGCTGCTACCTCTGATATAACTTACTCCCGCAGCACTTCGCCTTACAGCGGAACCTATGCGCAGCAGTTAGGCCCTAGCAACAGCACCAGTGGCGGAAGCGTCGCTTGCCAGCCGTTCGGAGTCACGGCGGGGCTGCAATACAGTTTCTCCGTGTGGGCGAGCAGCACGGTAGCGAATCCTGCGTCTATGTATTTCAGAATCCTGTGGTACAGCAACGATACGGATTTCTCGCGATCCCCCGCAGACCTGATCTCGGTCAACGACATCGTGGCTGCGGGAGGCCCGACAGTGTCGAACACCTATCAGCAATTCACGGGCACAGTCACAGCGCCGTCGAATGCCAAATTCGCCCGCATCGCCCTGTACAACTACACTTCTGCGGGGGGAGTTACGCTCACATTCTCAGGGGTACGTGCCTACGCGCCGAATCCGACTCTGGACTATGTGGGTCAAGGCTCGACCTACGTCAAGGCTCCCGTTGTGCTGAGCGGCTCCTCAATCGTGATTCCCAACTCCAACTTTGAGGCGAGTTCTTCCATACTTCCGCCTCCGGGTTGGACATCGGGCAACACCACGGCTTACATCACTTCCGGTCAGCAGAGCGGAACGCAATCTCTGTCGTTGACGGGCACTTCCACGGCTGAGATGGACACTCTTAACTATTGGAGTTGCCAGCCGGGGGACAAGTTTGTGTTCGGCGGCTACGTGAAAAGCGACGGCACCACGACCCCGACAGTTGGCTGCAATTTCTTGGACAAGAACTTCGGGTACCTGAGTGGAATCTACGCCAGCAACAGCACGAACACATCATGGACATACGTTTCATCAACCGGGACAGCGCCAGCGAACGCGGTTTACCTGCATCCTTTTTGCTTTAACGGAAACTACTCTGGTTCGGGGACAGGCTACTACGACAACGTCACGGCTTGGTATGGTGCCGTGCTTGGCACCAACACGGCGACAGGGCAAGTCTCTGACGGTTCAGCCAACTTTTCCGCGACGGCGTCAACGCTGACCTATCGTCCTACCACAAACCCGCTCACGGGGCATGACGCCGGGTCGAACGCGACGATCAACATTGCCTCCTTCACGATGAGAACCTCGTCAAAGGGCGACATCTCCATCAGTAGCGGCAGCGTTACGGCACTGAGCTACTCCACGCTGTACTACGTTTACTATGACGATGACACACTCGCGGGCGGGTCGGTCACGTTCAACGCAACGACGACCAAGGCTACAGCCATAGATGATAGTGGTCGCTTCTTCGTGGGTTCCGTCGTGACCCCGGCTGCTGGCGCTTCTGACACAACCGGAAACAATGATGGTGGAGTCGGCGCACAGATGGGTGATTTTTTGAAGATTTTCTTCTCCACTTCAGCTATTGCTTTCAGCACCAACGGCTCTGTCACAAGCCCGGACAATGCCAATGACGGTAACGACGCCACCTACGCCGCATGCGTCGCTCAGAACGTGGGAGGCATAGGTGGGGGGTTCAATGTGATTTTGTCACTGCCGCCCATCGCTGTCTACTCTTTCCAGTCGGCGACACTGAACATCAAAAGCTCTGCCTCCGTGACCACCAACAACTCCTTGGGGTATTGCAAGTGCAACTACAGCCTAGACAATGGGAACACGTTCACGAATCTATACAGCGTGGCGTCCTTCGGCTCTCGCTCGCTGACGACAGACCATATCAGCATCGCGTCCCCGAACAATATGGGACGCATCCAAGTCCAATTTGAGGGTCAGGTCGCTGCTTCGCAAAGCCCGGTTGTGACAATCGACGTATACGAGTGCTGGTTGGAGGTAACCACATAATTATGATAACCAAGAGCATCGCAACAGAACACGGAGATGTAGTCTCCACGGCCGAAGTCCTTCACACGGACAACGGTCAGATATTGCTCCACATCACTTCTAAGTTGGGAGATGCAACGCACGAACACCGCGTGACGGTGGGAGCCGAGGACGGCAAGGACAGTCTGTCTACTCTGTCCGAGGCAGACTTGCAGACTTCGATTCAGAAGCACCTTGACGAGAAGCGGGCTGAGGCGGCTCAAGTACTCGCGGGCCGGGCGAAGGTCGCGAAGATTAGTGCGAACCTTGTGTAATTTGGGCGGCGACGCGATTCGCTTCGGGTTCATCCGTACAGTTACAGATACGGTGACCCATTTCGTGCGCGATGGTCTGGCGTAGGGCGGCATCGCTCGCCGACTCCGCGTATGTCTCACGAATGAACGTGGTCTTGTAAGCCAGATTGCTGTAGGCGGTATGTGTACCCGGCGCGGCTTTACTCCACTCAGCTTCCGACAAAGTGAAGAAGTGCCAATCGGCGGGAACGGGTAGAGTCTTGCGTATCGACACGATTCGCTGCATGGCATCGACCTCTGGTGTCCCTGTCTCGACGCAGAGCGGGAGAACATGAGTCGCGGGAACCTTTCCCTTGGGGTAACGAACACAGGGTGAAGTGGGCGCTGCTTGTGCTCCGACCGCTGCGAGTACAGCAAGAAATACAAATACGCTAAGATGCTTCCAGCCTAGCATCGGGTGCCTCCGATGTTGGGTTAGGAAGTCGCCGGAGTTGGTAGCTCTGGCGACTTCCGTTTTACCTGTTACCGACTAGGTACATTATACTCCGGGCCTATGGCGGGAGCCATAGGCCGGAGGTAATAGGCCGTTTTTTAACTATCCGCAAGGGGTCAAAAAACATGCTTTCAGTCTCTATGTAGGGGATAACAGATCGTGACTCTCTAACGAAGGTGCTGACGTGACCCCGACGTGGAAAGACGTGCGATCACTTCTTTTCAAGGGCCTCAATAGCGGCAAGTTTTCGGAGTGTGTGAGGTTCTGAACGCAAACCACCCGAATACAGTATGCAGCCCTTCCCGAAAGGCACACCGCAGGTAGGACAGGGGACAGAAGCCAGTTGCTCGCTGGCGAGTTCTTTCTTTTTCATGCGGTTTTCGCCCAGTCTCACTTAAACTTCAACGTTGCTAAGGATTTGAGCGAATTGCGGAAGTCTCCGAGCGACTCCCGAGAACTTTCCGCAACGAATGATGCACTTCTAACCCCCCGTCGTAGTCAATGAATCCCTGTTTCCTGAACCGATTCATGAACGTGTTGACTCGTGGGCGTATGGTGCCGACCATGTCGGCCAGAACTTGGTGACTCAGGATCGGAATCTCGACAACGGATGGGCCGCTCTTGTGAATGTGCGCTAGCCGCAAAAGCACGCACGCCAATCGTTGCTCAGCAGAAGCAGTCAGTAACTCCGAAACATGATTCTGGTAGTTCTGGAGGCTGGACAACAGATACGCCACCAGGGCATTTGACACCTTATTCTTTTTCCGAAGTATTTGGAGCATTTTTGCTTTCTGGATGGTTCGTATGGAGCTAGCGGTCAACGTGACAGCCGTGGACATACGAAGCGGATAACCTGCGAGGCAAAGCTCGCCAAAGAAATCACCCACCCCGAGGATCGCGGTCACGGCAGATGGTTGCTGTTTCGTTCGGGTACTGAGCCGCACGCCTCCTTCTTGAATGTAAAAGAGCGTGTAGGCTCGCTCGCCCTGCTTATAGATGTTCTGTTTGTCCCGATAGCGGGAGACCTTGCCGCCCAAACTGGCTCCTGACGAGAATCCACTAAGGTGCGAGGTCTTGCGTTTCATAAGTCGCTCCGCTCTTAAAATGTGAGAACACCCTGACCGGGTCGGGCCTATCAACCTTCCCCGGAAGTGACTGTACCAAAACGGACACTCGCCGGATAGCCGTCATTGAGTATCCCTAGCTTGGGAGTGTCTAAGACCAGAACATCCAGATCACGGGCGCTAGCTACAGCTTGTCGGTCGTGCTCTATTCAACGCCGGAATCGGAAAAATCTCCCTAATACCGACTTCTTTATTTAGGGGAAGTCCAATGATCGACTCACTGCTTCACTACACGCCGCACGGCATCGTCGCGGCTCTGCTCGGGGCGCTCGGCTGGTTCGGCAAGCGGGCCGCCAGCGGCTTTGCCGCCGACATCAAGGACGCCAAGCAGAGGCTCGTCACCATCGAGGAGACGACCCGCGTGCAGGCGGAGAACCACCTCGCCACGATCCAAGCGAACACTTCCAAGACGGTGGAAGTCCTAGAAGATATGAGGAAAGACCAAGCGGAGTTGCTCGGCTATATCAGAGGGAAGAACTCGTAACAATTTGCCGTTGAAGGCGCTGTGGATGTACCATTCTGCCTCTTGCCGGACGACGATTCCAATTTCGAGAAGATCGCCAAACTGGTCGGTCTGTCCTCCGAAACTCAGCAGAAAATAAAGTTCGGTGGCGTCGTGGGCAGAATCGCGTTGCTCGCAGTTGCGGGAGTACTGGCTATCGGCTATGCGACCGCTCACGCTTCACCCATCGGCGCTTTGATCGGAATCGTCGCCATCGTCTTCATCATCCTCTGCGTGGTGGGATTTGCGCTGTATGTTGTGAAAACAAGACCGGAACTGGCGATCCTAGAGGGCACGCAAGTTCTTCGCTATCGGCAACTGACCATTCGAGCCAAGGACTACTCGCCAGAATCGCCGATGCCTCCGGTGCCTGATCCCGGCTTGCCAAAACTGCCACCGGACGAGGACGGAGGCGAAAAATGAGCTTCCCGCCCCCGCCTAACCCGCCTAATTTCCCTAATCTCGCTGCCATCATTGCCGCTCTCACGAGCAAGCGGTATATCCATATTTCTTACTACTGTCCGCCGCCGATGACCGAGCTAGAAGCCCTGCACCTGATCCAGCCGATCATCAATACCGGGGGCGACTGGCTGAGATACACAAACAACGACTGGATCGTTTGGTCATCATGGACGCCGAAGCAGTGGTACGACAAGTTTGCGGCCATGCCCCAACTCAATCAATGTTCGATACTGATCCTAAGACTCGACCTTTCGCCTGAAAACCGCGCAGGTCAGTTGCCTCAGTGGGTATGGGATTGGATTCAGACGCCCCGAACATAGAGGCTCATGCGCAAGGATCAGCGGAACTGCTGGGCTACCTGCGGGGAAAGGACTCGTAAGGGAACCGCGATTCTTACCTGCTGGACTTCGGTTTTTTGCCAGTCACTCTTTCAAACAATTGATCCTTGTGGGCAGCGCAGAAGTAATAGATGCGAAGACCGACAGCAAAACTCGTATTCGTCGGATTTTTGCATATTTCACACTTACCAGTGGCAACTTCCATTCACGTCCCCCAAAACAAAAAATCGCGACTCCTTCAAATATTTCTACCACGCAGCGAAGTGAAGCTCCACTCTTCTTTGATTTCGAGGGCTAATACCGGGTACTACCGACCCACCTTTAACCCTTTATTTCCTTCCCGTACTCGTGTAAAACAAAGGTCTTACTAGGGAAGCGGCTCATCCCGCAGGGCTTACGGTGGGGCTTTATCGTATCCCGGTATCGCTACCATGTAGTGCCGGCATAGGCCCAAGGTGATGCATGTCCTGCAGTCCGGTCCTCAGGTTTCGAATCGGCAATGTGATCCTCGG